CGGATTTATCACGTTTACAAATATTCTACCAGTAGACATATCTGTAGCTGCAACGAGCTGCCCAAAGGACGCAAAATAAATTTGCGTCCAAGGAGTTCTCGCTACATACGGAACCTCAAATTCTATACTAGAACTTTGAGTAACATCCCAAATAAATCTTTGCGACAATGCATCCTGAGCACTTGTCGCGGGAACACTAGAGGCAAATCCCATTTGCCAAACAACTTCCAGTGCTCCAGTATGAAAAGCCGTCTTAACAACAGACAACCTATACTTAATCGACCCCCTCCACAACCTGAACATACCAGCTACAAAAGCCAGCGGCGTGGGGGATTGAGTAAATGTAGCTGCCACAACAGTGGGGCCAACAACACCAGGCATAACGTTCCAATTTCCGATCGTTAAACCTGATATATCAGCACCACTCCAAGGTATCTTTCCAAACAAACCCATCCGAGAAGCATACTCGGATATAATCATCTCATCTGCTTTATTACCGAAAACAGTACGGGGAACAACAGTCTTTTGATTCTGTACAACAGCCATCCTTACACTAGGCGTGTTGCACATCATCTGTGCCTGGTTCCAAACAGGCACACTCATCTTTCCAGTGAAATGAGTACTTGGGGGCGGAACTGAAGCTCCAAAACAAACTGCAGAAGCAGCCCCCAAAGCATCACCTCCTTTCTCAACAAAATCACCAGCAGGACCTAAAATACTCTCCTCAATCGTTTCAATACAACCACCTACAGTTTCAACACTTGCAGCAGCCTTATTCAACCAATCAGGAGTATTTTCAACTTTCCAATTCCACTTTCTTAACTCCATCTCCCCTTTATACCTAGCCGACAAACTAGATGCCTCGTTACCTCTCGTAACTTCCTTCTTCTTTCCTTGAGTCTTACTACCAGCACTCTCTTTGCCTTGAGGGGCCAAAACAAACGACGTATAACCTGCACCATGCAATTGGACATCTTCCAACCACATATACAAAACCAGCGGAACACTGATTGAGGGCGCAGTCATCGTCCAAATTGAAATAGTCCCAAAATCAAACCTAGGGGTATAAGTAGAAATCAAACTAGGTGAAACAAAACTTTCCACCAAACTCCAATTCCCAGGCAAAACAGTCTCAAACTTTACAACTCCAGAAGAAGCTGCTGCCAAATCAATCTCAGTACACGGATCACCCGTCGCTTGATAAAGATTAGTGGGAGCCAAACCTCCCGGCCTAAACGTCATCAACAACCGTCCTGTAACAAACGGTCCCGATGCTGAAATTAACTTAGCACAAACTCTACAACGCATAAAAATAGAATTTGCCAACTTCGCTTGAGCATTAAAGTTATTTCTAAAATAAGCACTTGGCGCACTCATCTGAATAAGCAAAACATCAGACACCACACCAGTATTCAAATTAGCAATAACAATTGGACGTGAAAACACATC